GTGATAGTGTGGTGGCTTTCGTTACCATTAAGCGCTTCTAAAATTTCCGCAGACGTAGGCATCGTAGGATATTTTCGTGTTTGCCTGACTAATTTTAGCGCTGCTGCTAATTCACTCGCCTCGTATTCCATTAAGTCCTCAAAATAAAGCGCGATCACAGCTTTACTTAAATTCGCTCCGTAATACTCCACTGTTGGCATAAAAACGCCGTAAAATTCTTGTATCGTCATTGAAAATCTCCTACTAAGTCACTTTTCCCGTTTTTTCTCATTTCCCTAGCTAGCTCCCTAAATGCTGCCATTGTGTTTAGCGTGCCTTGTTTTAGTCCGTGAGGGTTGTCATCGCTTATACCTTGTGCGCCACTAGTCGCCTTTACGCTGTAACTAGGCTTTGGTTTAAACACCCCCTGCCACTCGTTAGCCATTGCTTCGCGTATGCAAGCATTGACGTCTATGCCCTCGTTCGCCCACTTAGCCCACTCGCTAAATTTCATCTGCAAGCCCTTAGAGCTTAGTTTTTCTCTGCGCTCTTTTTTGTAGGCTAGATATTCTTGCCAAAGATTTGGATCGATGAAGTCAGGTAGTGAAACGCCATTAGGGGGTAGGGGATTAATTGACGGTTCATTGATGGTTCTACTGACGGTTCTATTGGTGGTTATATTAATAGGGGTGACACCCTTGTCACTATGCAATGACACATTTGTCACCACCCTAGTGTCATCAGTGTCACTATGTGATGTCATAGATGTCACTGCCTCTTTTTCGTTTGTCATCATAGGGGGCGTCTGTGT